CGTCCGTGGCGTTTCCGCCGCAGGTGGCCGTTTGTGTTCCGCCCGCCGTCGCGGCCTTGAACTCCGAAAAACACGACTCGTTATTGGTCACGGCGTCCCGCTGGAGTTCGGTCTGGCTATAGCCCGCTCCGACGGTGAGCGTGTCGGGTTGCGGGCTGTCGGAGAAAAATGCCAGCACCGCATCGCCGGTGAGCGACGTCGAGCCGGCCGTGCTCACACTGCCGGTCGCGCTGTGTGCGTTTCCCGAATCGCGCACCGGCGAAGAAGTCACGCAGCCTGAAATCTCGTAGATGTGCAGGAACATGTCCGCGCCGCCGGCGTTCCCGTGCCCCGTGACGGTGGTCGCGCCGCTGTTTGCGCTGGCCACGTAATCGCAGCGGTTGTCCCCGTCCGTCGTGGCCACGCTGGCCGCCAGCGCGATCGTGTTGGAGTTGTTATCCGTGGCGGCCAGGATGGTGCCCGTCGGGAAATCCGAGCTCAGATAGGCGAGCAGGCTCCCGGCCGTGACGTTGCTGGAAAAGGCCAGCGCCACGCTGGTGACGTTGATTCCGGTGGTGGAACGATGTTGGACGACTGCCGCGCTCATGAGATCAGGCCGACGTGACCGTGACCCCCGAGGTGATGGATTTGCTCAGCGTGAGCCGCACCTGGCATTTCGTATTCGCAAGCGGGCCGACGTCCACGGTCATCGACGGCTGGCCGGCCAGTCCCGTCTTCGGGCTTACCGCGCCGCCCTTCCAGGTGAAGCCGTGATCGAAGGTGAATAGTCCGGAACCGGGAGAAGTTTCGCGCCACAGCTCGAAGGTCATGCTCGCGGCCGCGTCCGCCAGGTCCGCGGAGGAGATGGCGAACTGCGTCGTGACCGAATTGATCCCAGATGGGAACGTGAAGTTCGCGCTGGTGAACGCTCCCGCCGGAAGGACCGTGTTGCCCGGAAGTGTGAGGAGCGTCGCCATTTTTTATCGTGGAAAAACTACTTGACGGTCACCGTGAGGTTCGTCGGGGGCGCCGGCGAAAGGGAACCGCCCGAGGTGTTTGAGTCGAGACTCTCCACCCCATTGATGACGAAGCTGACCGCGTAGCAGGAGTTTCCGAACAGCGGAGCCACGTCCACGTAGGTTGTGGCGTTGCTCGCGACGGAAGCGTACTTCACGAGGTTCAGAGGGACGGCCGCGCAGGAAGTCGGCGCGCGGTAAATGCTCTGCGAGCAGACGCTCGGCGCGGTGCATGCCGCCGTGCTGTCATCGACGGAGGGCGTCCAGGTCGCCGTGCCGGTGTGAATGTTCGACTGCGCATGCACCACGATTGCCGCGAGTGCCAACGCGAGCGCGATCAGCGGGATCCCGTATTTCCAGAGTTTCGTTTTCATATTCCGTAGCTCCTTAGTGCGCGGTCGCGCGCTTCGATTTGCTCCATCTTCTTTTCCCACGGCGTGCAGGGTGCGCCCTTCGATTGCGCCAGCTGGCAGCGCTTGCACGTCAGACCGAAACAAATCATGCAAAGTCCGCTGCCGTCGTTCTGGCGATGCGGGCCGTCGGCGCCGGGCACGACGTTCACGATCGCCTGGCAATGCGCGCAGGTGAATGTCTGGCACTCGATGATTTCGCCGTAGGGCATCGCCGTGATGGCGACGCCCTCGACGCGTTTCGCGTGCTGCTGCAGCAAGGATTACTCCTCGATGAAAGCCTGCGCGTTCGCGACGCCGGTATAAGCCGGCGCAACGGAGCTGAGGGCGCCGAAGAGGAGCAGGTTCGTCGCCGTCGCCGGCAACAGGATCTGCGCTCCCTCCGTCCATGAGTTCCAGGTATAGGTCGCGCGCTGGTTGATGCCCTGGTCGAACACGGACGAGTTCGCCGTGATCGAGGCGGATTCGACTGTGGTCAGAGTGTGCGCGATGGTGATGGCCACGCCCGGATCCGTCGGATCGATATTGCGCGGCGTCAAGGCCGTGGCGGTGGCCGCCGCCGTGGCGCGCTGCAGGACCCATTCAAGGACGCCATCGGCCGCCGCGCCGAGAGTCGAGAGGATGAAGGAATAAACCTTCGGCCGGGTCAACGCCGTGCTGGTGAGGTCGAGCGGCGTCTTTAACGTGCTCGCGACCGCCGCGATGCTGCCGGGACATGAAAATCTGCGTGCCATGCTGTTCTCCGTTTCTGATCAAAAAGAAATTTTGTGAAACCCGTCTACTTCGCGGTCGCTTGCTTCGCCGCGGCGTCCGTCGGATGCTCCTCGGTGTCGCCGCCCTCGGTGATGCTGATGTAGCCATCGCGAACGAAATGCCGGTAGTTCGGCGCCTGCTTCGGAGGAATGTTGCGCAGGAGATTTTGTTCGCCCATCGATTCGACGATCGCCGCGACCTCCTCCGGGCTGGCCTTCACCCATTTGCCGATCTGGCCTGCATCAACGATTGACTTCAGACTTGCGCTCATGATTCGTTTCCTCCTCTTTTCTCTGCGCCTGTAAGTACAGGCGGCTAAGGAATTTCGTACACGCGCCCCGTTAGGGGATTTCATAAACTCGGTCGATCCATTCGAGAGCGTCGAGACCCGCAACAGGGAACGTCATCTTCTCGGAGATGGGTTCGCGGTTTTCATAGAACTGGCCGATGCGAAGCTTGATGGCATGCTTCGTAGTTTCCGGAACGTCCGAGGCTTTGCCGTATCCCGCGATGTAGAGAACCTGCACGGCCGATTGAATTGCCTGCGTCACCGGCCAGGGCAGGTTGTTCGCCGGCGCGATGCGCGCGGGCTCGGAATCCGTGTCCACGATGTAGCCGGGCTGCCCGGGCGCGGGATTTTGCGCCAGCGTTTGCAGCACGCCGTTGTTATCGAGGTATTTGATCGAGGTGACCGACTGGCATGGCGAGCGGAACAGCCGCAGCGGGCCGCTCATCAGCGAAATGGCGCGCGCCAGGTAGGATTCGACCGAATAAGTCGGAACGAAAAATTTCAGGGTGGCGTTCGGCAGGTCCGGGAAGCTATCGAGCTGCATGCGAAACGTCGTGGTGAGGAAAGCGCGGTTCTGGATCTTCTCTTCGAGCTGCCGCGCGGCGGTGATCAATCCGGCGATATAGGCGTCGTCGTCGGTTCCGGTGACGCGGAGATGGAGTTTCGCTTCATCGAGGGTGACGGGCTCGGCCGTCGGAGGGGTCACGGTGACAAGCGATGCGGTCATCTGACTCCCCCTTTCAAATTATTCTTTGTCCGCTTCGGCTTTTTCGGCTTCCTCGATCGCCTTCAGCTTGGCCTTGGCTTCGGCCTTTTCCTTTGGAGACAATTCCCCTCCGAGGAGCTGTTCGATCAGAGATTGTTTGTCCGTGCCGGGTGTCACGGCCTTTGCGCCGTCATCGGCGGCCGCCACTTCCACTTCGGGCTTTTTCGCGCGAGGGTTCGGAACTTCCTTTGCCGCGCGCGCGGCGATGAGCTCCTTGCCGAGCGCATTCTCGACCTCATAGGTCTGCTCGGAATGAAGCACATGCGGGAGCCGGGGCCCCGCGGCCGTCGAAATCATCTGGATCCACATTGCGATGAATCCTCCAAAAAATTTAACTGCCGTGTCGCGTTACACGCCGACAAAGGCAGACAACTGGCTGACCGTGGCGTCGAGCGCCGCGGGCGGCAGCTTGTCGCCGCTGTATTGAATGGCGATGCCGAAATCGAGCACCGCGTTCGCCGTGGCGCGGTTCAGCACCGGGCGCACGTAGCGCCCGAGCGGCCGCACGACTTCAAGAATCAGGAGCCTGTTCGAATCGCCGTCGGCCATGGCCGGCGTGATGGCGCCGGTGATATCGGCCTGGTCGCCGTCACCGACCGCGTTGCCGTTCTGCGCCTTGAGCGCCGTGACCTGCCCGGCCGTCAGGGCGCCGACGCCGTAAATGAAAACGACGTTGTCCCATCCCTGCATGTCGACATGCACTCCCGTAAGGACGGTCGTGCCGGCCGCGGCCGCGTTCGCCACGCGCACGACGTTGAAATTCTTTGAAAGGTTGACTCCCATTTCGTTAGCTCCTTCGCGGTTTCCCGCGAGTCAAGAATAAAATTCCGAATGCCGTCCGCTTACGAGTTGATGATGCGAACGAACGCCTCTTCGAGAATCGGAGCGCCGTCGATTTCGGCGCGCGCGATGTACCCGGTCTGGTTCGTCACGGCGTAGAGCTCCACCAGGCGCTGCAGCTGCATGGAGAGAGCGTCCACGATCCAGTAGAAAGAGAAGTCGCCGAGCACGCCGGTATAGAGGCCGGTCGTGAACGTCGAGGGCATGTATTCGGAAACGAAGTAAGGCAGGCCGAGGATCAGATCGCCGACGCCGACTTCGAGAGAAGCCTGTCCGATGCCGGAAGGGTTCCAGAGGTACTGGCCGTTGGTGTCCTTCAGCTGGCGGATGCGCTGGATCCCGAAGCGGTGGAATCCCCATCGCGCGTTCGCCCAATATCCCGGCTTCAAAAAGTATTTCGCGTTGATCAGGCCGTCGGCCGTGTAGTTCGTGGCCGAGCCGGTGACGATGTCGCGGGCGGTGGAGATCCCCGAGCCGTTGGTCGTCGGGGTCATCACGCCGAGGGGTTGCTGCGCTCCGCTGCCGAGCAGGAAAGCTTTTTCCTGGGTGACGCCGAATTTGTAGGCCAGACGGTCGCGCACGATGCTTTCGGCATCGAGGGCGCCCGCGCGCAAGAGTTTGTTGCTGATCTTGATGCGCTTGGCCAGCGGATGGGGCTGCAGCTCGCGCTTGCCGAAAACCAGCGCGCTGTCCTCGTTGCCGGTCGCGAGTTCCGAAGTCCAGTCGGAATCCGCGATGTCCACGTCGCGGGTGGGCACGCCCAGGGTCGTGGCGCTGGTGAGCGTCATTACCGTGGCGAGCTGACGGATGTAGACCGCGTTGTCGATGATGGCGATCAGCTCGGCCGCATATTGCTGCGGGACGACCAGGAAGCCGCCGGCGGTGTCGAGGTCCATCTGCAGGTTACGCAGCTCGTCTCTCTGCGAGCCGTTCGCGATGAACTGACGAAATGCCGTGCGCGTTTCCGCGGAATTCATTTTCTTCGCGGGGTCCAGCTTGATCTCTCGCATGCTGTGGGCACTGCGCTTCGGGAATTTGAAAATCCCGGCCTTGTCGCCGGCGTTGGGGTCCGGATCCGCGTGCTCGATCTGACGGCCGGGGCGGGCGCGAAGTTCGTTCTCCGCGTCGTTCAGGCGCTTGGTGCGCGCCTCGCCTTCCTTGAGCTTGTCGATCTCGGCCTTCACCAGGTCCGAGTCGTTCATGGCCTTGTTGAAATTTTCGATTTCTGTCGGCGTTAACTCGCGCTTTTCTTTTTCGGCGAGGTCGTTAATCGCGCGGCCTTGCGTGACGATGGTGTTCCGCTTTGTTTGCAGTTCGAGAAGGGTGGGCATGTGCGCTCCAGAATCTTTTTCACGGGCGCCCGCGGTGGCGGGCGACGTTGGGCCAAAAAAAAATGGCCGCTGGCTTAAGTCGCCAGCGACCGCATCGGCGTTCGCTACGAATTTGCTTTTCGCCGGCTGGTCAGCATCGGCTCCGCCCCCGTTGGGGGCCGGACGAAAAGCGAATCGAATATCTCAGATGCGAGAGTGGAGTTTTCGTTCTGGCGTGTCTATAGAACTTCGGGCCAGTGTTTCCTAAGCCGGGGGTCGCTCGAGGAAGCCGATTGCAAGGTCCCACTGTGTTTCGCTCACATTGGGCTGAAACAAAAAGTTACGGAGAGGTCCGGCCGGCGACAAAATTATCCCGTCTGGAGTGCGCGGTTGCCACCCAACAGGGCCGATAGCCCGGCCAGTCTGTTGCAGGACCTTGCTCCCATTACCGCGAACAATTTCCACACTCACATACAAGTCCAGGGATGCGATGCCCTTCGATTTGGCCACGCTCGCTCGAATGATCTCCTGCAATCGTGCCAGCCACTCGGCAGGCGTTCGCCCTTCCGCGAGATATTCCCGGAGCCTTCCGGCCGCCTCTTCGTCGGTTATCTTCATGCGGGCCTCATGTCGGGATGCCGGGCGCGATTCCGTCGGTGCATGGAGCGCCCGGCGGCTTGTGTGTTCGATCGAGTTTGACCGGGAGAATAGCAGATTCGTGGCAGGTGTTTGCTGCATTTTTGTGGGTGCCGGTGGAATGAAGTGGCAGTTTGAGTGGCAGTTGCGGTTCGCTGCCATGCGCTGCGGTGCGCTCCCTTGCAGTCTGCGTTCGTTGAAGAGAAAAGGTTTAGGTGCCCGGTGCGCTGCCCTGCGCTGCCCTGCGCTGGTAGTGTTGCATTTTGATAGACTGAATGCGGGAGGATGAGAAGGCGCATGGAAACG